ATGAGGCCATCGTTTAATCAAAATAAATCACAGAGAAGAAAATGTATAACGAAGATTAGAAATGAATAATAACGAATTTTTAAAAAGATATAGAACCAATAAAAACGCTACATGGATCAAGGTTAAGCTTTCCAGCGGTGAAGAATTTTTCTTCAAAGACTATGATGAGTGGAAGATAATTAAAAAGCTTTGCAGTAAGATTGGCTCACACGTAGTCGAATTCTTTTTACAGTTCAGATCTCACGAGATCGAGATAGATGTAAAAGATGCTGACGGTGTTTATTTTGTACGATCCATCATGGGACAATTTGGTGGCGAAACTAAACATTACTATACAGTCGGAGTGATAAACGGGGACAATGTATATAAGAGGATGTTTATCATCCCCGAATTGGTAGCCGAGAAGGAGTATGAAGATGACCTTGAATCATGCTTTGCAGAAGGAATTATTTACGATGTCAAAAAAAAGAAACAGAACCGATAAAAGCAAATACAAACATGAAAGCACTGGGGATTATTGTACATGTGCCGCCTACGTAGCAGAGATGATGTGTAAGAAAAAGGCTGAATACAACAATCAAGGATCTCTATCTTTTAAGTTCTGGAACAAAGAACCTTGGAAAAGAACGTTCCAACATCAAATGAGGCTCGCAACTCAGATATTGAAGGATAAAAAAATATCCGAACGTGCCTTAGTAAAGGCTGTAAATTCCGATGATTTCAAACGACGGAATATTTTTTCCTTAAAACATCCAGAAGCAGTTGGGATTATTAAGAGGTATCAGCTATTATTAGACAAGGAAACCGAAAGCAATCAAGAAATTAAAGTAAACAAGAACCCAAAGCACAGAGATAAGAGATTCGGAAAGAAGAACATTTTTAAGACGTTGAGGAAATTAGAAAATGGCGAAGAAGAAGAGTAAAGTAGTCGAGTTCGACAACGACCCAATCAGTAATGAGATTAATAAAAAGTACGGCACAATTGTTGAGTCTGGTTCTGAGGTTCTGGCATCATTAGAGAACTACAAGACTATCGGTATATCCCCCGCTTTAGACATAGCTCTTGGCGGAGGATTAAGAGAGGGTAGCTGCGTTGTTATGACGGGAGACCCAAAGACTGGTAAAACAACAACAGCCTTGTACTTCGCCGCTAAAGCCCAAAAAGAAGGCAAAAATGTAATCTACTTTAATACCGAAGGTAGATTGACAAAAGAGAACTTCAAGGGCATTAAGGGTTTGGACATTTCTAAAATAAAAATTGTTCAAGCTACCGATAAAGAACCTCTCGTGTCTGCCGAGAGATATTTAAATTCCCTTGAAAAATACATCAAGGGTACACCTGATCTAGTAGCAATAGTTGACTCAACATCTAGCATGGTTCCTCAAGACGAGTTAGATGGAGAGATTAGAACAGGCGTACGCAACGCTTTACCTAGATTACTTTCTATGTTTTTTAAGCGTATCAGCGGAGACGTAGCAAGAATGAAAGCTATCTGCATCTTCATAACTCATAATATTGCAAACACTGGCGGGAGCAGGTATTCTCCGAATAAAATGGCTGACTGTGGTAATATGCTACAATATCAAGCTGGAACCAATATGGTAATAACCCATAGGGGTAAATGGGAAGTACCAAAAGACTCTGGAAATCACGTTGGGCAAATAGCAAACTGGCTTATCAAAACCTCTGCCGCTGGAGGCACACCGCTCAAAACAACTGAGGGTTGGATTAGATACGGCATAGGAATTGACGAGTGCCAAGAGGTGGCACAGATAGCTAGTGAGTTTGCTATGATTGACCGAAGTGGAGCTTGGTACACAGTATCTTGTGCGATTGAAAACAAGGAAGACCCAACAATTAAAAGTTGGCTAATTGAAAACGACATCGACCCAGAAGATGACGAAGCAGTCACAAAAGCTTTTAAGTTTCAGGGGATGGAGAGGGTAACAAACTTCCTAGAAGAAAACGAAACGATCACACAGTTTATATATGATCAGATAAGAGAAGTCTTCCTATGAAAGTAACAGGTCTGAACGGCAGAGAGTATAATTTAGATCTGAAAAAATATATAGACAACGACAGATCCAAAAGATCTTTTTACCATATTCGTGCCAGAGAAATGATTAAGGATATATTCAAGGGTTACACCATTCTTGAAGAAATGAAACTTCCCGGAACAGTAAAACCTGCAAAAAAATCTGTACTATACCTTGACTTTTTCATTCCAAATGTTAGAATAGGTGTAGAGGTACACGGTCAACAACATTTTAAGTACACACCTTTCTTCCACAAAAGTAAAGCTGGTTTCTTACAAGCGAAAGCTAGAGATAGAGACAAGGCTGAATGGTGTGAGATAAACGACATTGAATTAATTATTTTGAGATTTGACGACTCAGAAGAGTATTGGAGACAAAAACTTGAACGCCGCTGATAGACTAAAACACTTTCTAGATGGTATTGAATCTTACATTGCAGCTAAAAATGTAGTACCCACCGTATTCAATCCAGATCATGCCATAGCTGAGACGCTATCTTTAGAGGATATGGAGAGACTTAATCAAGACGATTGTTTTAATTACGCTTATCAACTATATCAATTTGCAGATCATGTAGCTAAAGAAAGAGCACACTGCGAAAATGTAATTAGGTGGTGTAACAACAGTCTGCAAAGTATCATATCGGTAGAGTTAAACACGGGCGTATGGGATCAGTACGCAAAACACGACACAAAAGTGGCAACAATTTTAAGAAATGATGATCTAGCAAATAAAATTAATGACTGGAAAATGACAGCAGAGGGTAGGCTAGAGAACATCAAAAGCAGGGAATACAACGTTCGCCGCAAGGCAGATATCTTAATAGAAAAAGGTAGAAGAAAATGAGTGACAATATAGTAAAGGCACTACTGGAGTCCCTTACGCAAGAACAGAAAAATGAGCTTGTTAATAGCCTCCTGAATAGCAACGTTAAAAAAGATGAAATGCAAACACCTACAGAGAAACAAACAAAAGAACAGAGCGTCAGTGACCCAACTCAAAGTAGAGTTAAGGAGGATTTCACGGTGCAAAGAAGTGATAATTTAGATAAAAGGAAAGAAGTAGTGAGGGCTAGAAAAAATAGCTGGACAGACGATGGCGAATTTAGAGACGAAGAAGTAGATTATGCTAAGTTTGAAAAAATGAAAACCCCCAGAAGAAGAGGTAAACCAAAGAAGAGGGAGGTTGAATGCCATGTGTGTGGCAAAACATTTACTATAAATGAAAGTTTAATCTACGGCGAATTTGTTAGATGCAATAAATGCACAGGAAGATAGTATGAACTCTAAACTTTCGGACTTGGGTTCCGAACGTGCTGTTTTGGCTGGATTGTTTGCGTATGGTCTAGAATCCTACGTAGAAATTTCAGATTTCCTTACCCACAACAGCTTTTCCCACAGAAATAATCAGGTTATTTATAGGTGTGCAGAGAAGGTTCTGAACAGTGAAGCTTCTATAGATATCCCAGCCATGCTCTCTGCGTCACAGCAGCTTAATCTATCTGAGATTATACAGACTGAGCAGGAGCTAGGGTACATCCAAGACCTGATGGATTACCCAGTAAAAAAAGAGAATATTCCACACTTTGCCGCACAGGTCAAAAAGTTTGAGATAGCCAGAAAAGCAAAGAAGATTGCAGACAAGATCGGTAAGGACATTGAGGATATCAATGGCGATGAGAACATTGATGAAATCATAAACTTAATTGAGGCACCGATAACTGAATTCTTGAGACAGGATGATGTCGGTCAAAAGCCAGAGAAGCTTGGCGATGATATTGACGAATATATAGACTTTCTAATTGAGAATCAATGTGACCAAATCGGATTATCCAGCGGCTTTCCTAGATTTGATAATGTTGTTGGCGGCGGCTTGCGTCGTAAGTGTGTTGATTTGGTTTCTGCAAGGCCCGGAGTTGGTAAATCCGTATTTGCCGACAATGTGGCACTCCACAATGCAAGAAGTGGTATTCCAGTTCTAATGCTAGACACAGAAATGTCTAAAGAAGATCATTTAAACAGGATCGTTTCTAATATTAGTGGTGTTCCTATAGAAGAAGTTGCCACAGGTAAATTTGTTGAGGACGATGAAAAGTTTATAAAAGTTAAAGAAGCCATAGAAGAAATACGTGATATTCCATACACCTACGTAAGTGTTGCCGGTGCTCCATTTGAAACGATTATGAACACCATCAAACGTTGGATTATCCAAGAGGTAGGCCAAGATGACCTTGGCAAAACAAACGATTGCTTAGTTGTATACGACTATTTAAAATTAATGTCGTCTAACTCTATAACAAACAATATTCAAGAGTATCAAGCGTTAGGATTTCAAATCACCAACCTACATAATTTAGCAGTTAAATATGATTTTCCGTGTCTCTCTTTTGTGCAACTAAACAGAGATGGAATTACTAAAGAGTCTACGGACGCTGTAAGCGGCTCTGACAGGCTTATATGGTTATGTACGTCATTCTCCATATTTAAACTAAAGTCGGCAGAGGAGCTTGCTGAAGACGGTCCTAGTGCCGGAAATCGCAAACTGGTTACATTAAAGGCTAGACACGGTGCTGGCCTTATGGACGGAAACTATATAAACATGAACATGATAGGTTCTCATTCCCAGCTTGTTGAGCTTAGGACTAGAGACGAAATACGCTCTTCTCCGGATGGGGACGTAATTGAAGGTTCAGATGTACCGTTTGATATGGAGGATCAAGATGAAAATTGATAATGATATTAAGTTGGACTTTGACGATGTCTTACTTGTACCACAAAGATCGGCTGCTGCGAGCAGAAAACAGGTAGACCTTAAAAGAAATTTTAAGTTCTACCACTCTCCTAAAGAGTGGCATGGAGTCCCTTTGATGGCTGCTAACATGGACACCACAGGAACTTTTAAAATGGGAGCAGCATTAAATAATTATGAAGCAATAACATGTTTGCATAAATACTATGAAGCAGAAGAGGTAGAATCCTATTTTAAATACTACAATATAGAGCCTAATGTATGGGTTAGCATCGGCATGGCGGGGGATGACCTGTATAAGTTGTTCGATATTTCAGAGGCCATAAACTCTTCACCAAATATTTGTATTGACATAGCAAATGGATACACCGAAAAGTTTGTAGACTGGTGTAGTAAAATTAGGCTAGAATTTCCAGACTCTATTATAATGGCTGGCAACGTAGCCACCCCAGAAATGGTATCGGAATTAATCTTACATGGAGAAGTTGATATCGTCAAAGTTGGTATTGGCCCCGGATCTGCATGTACAACCAGACTAAAAGCTGGAGTCGGTTATCCACAGCTTTCAGCTATTGCAGAATGTTCACATGTTGCTCATGGACTACGCTCTGATTCTGGTCGGCTTGGGCTAATTTGTGCTGACGGTGGATGCCGTTATCCGGCAGATGTTGCAAAAGCTTATGCAGCGGGGGCTGACTTTGTTATGCTGGGAGGTATGCTTGCAGGTGCGTCAGAATGTGAGGGTGAATGGGTAGAACACGCAGGAACGAAGTATCTAACATTCTACGGTATGTCATCAAAGAAGGCTCAAGAAAAACATGGAGACGGCCTCCTGAACTATCGCTCTAGCGAGGGTAGGGTTCAAAAGGTTGCTCACAAAGGAAAGGCAGAGGTTGTCATCAATGATATTCTTGGGGGTGTGCGTAGTGCTTGTGCTTATACTGGTGCTACTTCCTTAAAAGACTTTAGTAAAACAGCACGATTTGTACGTGTAAACAGAACTCATAATGATTTATCAGTGGAGAAATTATAATGTCACTAACAGCAAAGATAGTAACATTTTCAGTAATAGCATTAGGTATGTATGACTTATTGGCGGTAACAGTGGGTGGTATTCCACTTAGCATAAGTAGATTTATGCAAGACTCCTCATTTGAGGCTCCTTTCATCTCTTTTGCTGTTGGATTTACATGTGGACATATTTTTGGATATATGCCACCCAAGAAGAAAAATGAAGTATAAATATATAGCATTACCTAGTCCGATATTTGGATACGGCCAGTTGCTTGAAGCCACTAGACTTGTAGACAATGCGTTCGCCAATGGATATTTTAGAAATCATTTAGAAGAGATTGAATGTGCATGGGTGGCATTACATGGGAACAAAGTTGTCGGATGGGCGGCGGTGTCAGACTGTATGCTTAGATGTATAGTAGTTCACCCAGATTGCCGTGGTCAAGGGATTGGAAAAGAGCTAACTAAAAAAAGACTAGAGTACCTAGGTGACTGCGATAAAGTTTTTTCCTATGCTTGGGTTAGACCTGACGGCACATGTATGTCATGTAGAAATCTAGAAAATTTCGGTTTTAAGTTGCATAAAGAGCTAGGTGAATACTATAATAATACTAGAAGTCAATGTAAATACTGTGGGAGTAACTGCACATGTGTAGCAAGGCAGTACGTAAAAACAAACCAACACTAGACCTAGACAAAGTAAGGGAAATCATATTTAATGATTTGGATAAACTTTTAGACAGTTTTGACTTGGATTATCGTAGAGATGGTGACAACATATTTATGAAATGCCCCATCCACGAAGGCAGTGATAACCCAAATGGATTATCCTTTTCTATAGAAAAACAAATGTGGAGATGTTGGACTCGTGGCTGTCATGAAAATCTCAGTTCTGATATCTGGGGCTTTATAAAAGGGGTCTTAGATACGGACTCATTTTCTGACGCACTGAGGCATGTATGTAAGGTTTATGAGGTCGATGGAGCCAAGGGGTTTAAACAGCAAACGACACAGGTTCCGCATGGAGATTTTAACACCCTCGTTAATAGGTTTAGAACGAAAGAACAAAACAAGGCAAAGTCCCAAGAAGTTTTTATTGGCCCCTTTCCAGCAAAGATGTTGGACGGATCTCCATATTTTGAAAGCAGAGGTTTTAAAAAGGGGACTCTTTCCTTTTTTGACGTGAAAGATAGCGATTCTCTAGTCATGAGAAATAGATCTATAATACCCATAACATACAGGGGAGATACAGTCGGGTTTATAGCTAGATCAACTAAAGAGTGGGTACAACCAAAGTATCTATTCTCTGATGGGTTTAGAAAAACTGATTACTTATACAATTATGATAACGCAATCGAAAAAGCACAGAAAGTAAACTGCTTGTTTTTGGTAGAGGGACAAGGAGATGTATGGAAGCTTTACGAAGCTGGTGTTGATAATGTTGTTGGATTGTTTGGTAAGGATATATCCAAGCAGCAAAAACGATTACTACTCAACTCAGGAATAACTAGGTTGGTTGTACTTACAGATAATGATCAGGCAGGAAGAGAGTCTAAAATAAAAATAAAGAGAGAGATGTCGAGACTATTCAAGTTAGTATTCCCAAAGATGCACACAAAAGATTTAGGGAATATGTTTTTAGAAAAAATAAAGAAAGATATACTGGAAGACCTCAAAGGATACTTTTAATGAAAATAATAGGAATATCGGGACGGAAGCAAGCTGGTAAAAATACCACTGCAAACATTTTACACGGAATAGTTTTAAAAGAAAAGGGTCTAATCAAAGATTGGAACATTGGCTCTTCAGGCGAATTAGTAATATTGACGGAAAATTCTAATGGCACTGCTGGATGGGGGGAGTTTGATGTAACTAGGAACGACGAAGACTTCACAGCCTATGCAGAAAATAATATGTGGCCATATGTAAAGCTGTACAGCTTCGCAGATTACCTAAAATGGATATGTACAAATCTTTTTGACATGCCCCACGAGTGCGTCTGGGGAACTGATGACCAAAAGAATCAACCCCAAAGTCATTTGCTGTGGGAGAACATGCCGGGGGTGATGACCCCAACTGAATGGTCAATGAGGCAAGGCGGCGTTCTTGCTGGATACAATCAAGAGCCAGAAGATTTTGATATTAAATTGAATGAAGGCCCAATGACCGCTCGTGAGTTCATGCAGTTCTTTGGTACGGATGTTTGCCGTAAGATGTTTGAACCTATCTGGGTAAAATCATGCATTAAAAAAATACAGCAAGAGCAGTCGCAACTCGCCATAATTGCCGACGTAAGGTTTCCCAATGAAGCCAAGGCTATAGAAGAGGCTGGCGGAAGAGTCGTTCGTTTAACAAGACAAGTTTTTGATGATAATCATTCTAGCGAAGTAGCTTTGGATAGTTATCCCTTCACAGATTTTATAGATAACCAAGTAGAAAGCATAGATGCCCTCATGGTGAAGGTCAGTAAATTTTATCGACACCTAAAGGAGAACTAATGTTAGTTACTTACGTTAGAAGTTCAAGTTATAATAACTATTCTTTCTGCGAGATGCAGTATTTTATTACTTATGTATTAGGTCATCAATCTGACAGTGGAAAAAAGGCAGATATGGGAACTATGGCACACAAGGCTATGGAAATATTAGCTGGTCTTAAAAAGTTCCAACAAGACAACTCAAGAAAAAAGTATTTGGTTGTTGATGATGATGCGGCGGGAAAGATAAGAATTCATAAAGATGAGTTATATACAGATGATTTTGTTGATAAACTTATAGATATTTCTATTGACTGTTATGCTAAAAATTCAAAACATAAATTTTATCCCGCAGACAGAAAAGCTGTATCTGAGACAGTTTGGACTTTTTTAACTCATAGCGACGGGATGTTTGACCCTAGATTAAGAAACATACACCACCCAGAGCCGCACTTTGATATTCCAATTGAAGAGGATTGGGCTAAGTTTGAATATGAAGTAAACGGGGAAAAGGTTCAGGGGCAGTTAGCGATAAAGGGTACAATAGACCTAGTAACCCTACTAAACGAAGATACTATAGAAGTAATTGACTGGAAAAGCGGTCGTCGCATGGATTGGGCAACTGGTGAAGAAAAGGATTACAAAAAACTAGAGAATGACGCACAGTTATTACTTTATTTTTATGCTATATCAAAACTTTATCCAGAATATCCAAACAGGATTATGAGCATTTTCTTTTATAAAGATAAGGACGGAGAGCCAGATCCAAAGCCATTTTCTTTAATGTTTGACAAAAGCGATGAAAAACGCTTTCTTGAAATGTTAAGAGCTAGGGTTGAAGAAATTAGACAGAATGTCAACCCTAAACTGCTAGATCATACGAGAAAACATTGGAAATGTAAATATCTTTGTCACTTTGCCAAGAACAATTGGCCGGGAACTGATGAAAAAATGTGTATACATATAGAGAGGCACTTAAAAAAACACGGTATGGAGAAAACCGTTGATGAGTGTACAAGAGAAGGGTTTAATATAGGATTTTACGAAGCACCGGGGTAATAAACGGAGAATAAATAGAAGAACAATGAAGAGACGAGATTTCCTAACTTACGGCACTAGTTTTCTTGGTGGAGCTTACTTAGCCTCCAACAATGTTGGTATCTCATATGCTGATGAGTACTCCCCCAGAATAACTAAAAACGAGAAAAGCGTGATTTTTCTATGGCTAGGCGGTGGAGCTACGCATATAGAGACGTTTAACCCTATCCCTTATGCTCCTGTTGAAAGACGCTCTGCAACAGGTTTTGTTGAAACAAAGATACCTACAGTCAAGATAGGTGGTCTCTTCAAAGAAATAGCAAAAAGATCTGACAAGGTGAATATCGTCAGAAGCTTTGCCCATAAAGACTCTAACCATCAGACCGCTACTCATTGGGTTGTTGGCGGAGAAAGAAATCAAGGTGGAAGCTCACAGAACTACCCTAGTTATGGAGCTATGGTGGCTGGTTATTACGGTCCAGTGTCTCACCCACACGGTCTTCCCACCTATATCAAGATGAACAAGATAGAAGGTGATGGCTCTGCTTGGATGGGGCAAAAATATATGGGCTACGAGGCTAGCAAAGAAGGTGTTGGCGATTTGCAGTTAAAGATGGAAAAAGATAAATTTCTAGCTAGAAAATCTTTACTAGACCTTGTAGAGAAACATTCACGCATCAAAGAGCAGGGTAAGGGCTGGAGCGAATTCCAAAGTCAGGCCGTAACTGCTATTACGGGCAAGGCCGCTGAAACCTTCAGAATAGAAGAAGACGCAAAGTACGAAACGTTTAAGGACGATCAACTAGGCAAGGATGCCTTATCCGCAGTTAGAGCCATACAGAACGGTGCTAAGTTTGTAAATATTCAATATGGCGGCTGGGATATGCACAACGGTATTGTCAACGCCCTCAATACCCGTCAGGTAACATTAGACAGATATATTGGCCTATTAATGGACGAGCTAGAAGCTAGAGAGTTATTTGATAAAACGCTTCTTGTTGTTGCTACAGAATTTGGTAGAACACCTAAAATTAATGGGAATGCTGGGCGTGACCACTGGAGTGGTAGTGTCCCTTTGATGTTTGCCGGTGGAGGCTACGATACAGGTCGTGTAATCGGAACTTCTAATGCTAACGCAGAAGTACCAGAAGACGGCGAGTGTGGCCCAGCAGATTTGAGATGGACTGTTTTGAACCATGTGGGTGTGCAGAGAAATAACACTTGGATGGGAATCCAAGGTAGACCCATGCCAGTAACGACAAACGAAGAGAAAAACATTCTAACAGATATTAATGTGGGAGTAGGCTAATGAAACTTAAGATACCATTTTTAGCAGTTATAATCGTAGCCGCTATTTGCTTAATTAACAAAGATGAAATTAAAAATATGTTCAACAAGGAGCCAGATATGGTTTGCGAAATATGTAAAGATGACTGCCCATGTATTAAATCAGACTGTAACTGTGAAGACCAATGTTCTTGTCCTGATTGTGCGTAAGGAGATTAAAATGAAATACTTAGCATTACTATGTTTCTTGCTTACTCCGCTGTCGGCTGAAGCACAGCAACCTGAGCGTAAAGTTATTAAACCTCCGGTTGTAAAGAGTGTTCCTAGAGACTTTACGAGACCGCAACCACAGAGACCCGCCGGATTCGGGAAGCAGGAATGGCAAAGACCTCAGCAACAACAGGTTAGACCCAGCCATAACTACAGGCATGGAAGTATTATAATTGGCAGGCCGTATGTTCTTCCCTATCAGTACAGGATGTATAGACCACCAGTAATTCATCATTATTATGGTCCTCCGGTTATTATTCAGCCACAACCCGTTCCTGTTTACCCCTCGCCGTTTAGCGGATTATTCTTTCACTTTAGGTTTTGATATGAAAAGAAGACAATTTTTATCATCCCTAGCGGGAGTTGCTGCTCTGACACAAACACTAAAGGCGAACGAGCAGCAGCTAAAGAAAAACGGAAAATCGGCCATCCTATTATGGATGGGCGGTGGACCGTCCACTATGGATATATGGGATTTAAAACCTGATGCTCCAACCGGCGGGCCATTCAAGCCAATATCAACTACCGGCGACGTTGAGATTTCTGAGCATATGCCACTAATGGCAAAGCAGATGCACAACATGGCGATTGTTCGCAGCATGAGCACCCGTGAAGCTGACCACATGCGTGGTCGCTACTACATGCACACAGGCTACGTACCAAACCCAAACATGGTTCATCCTAGTTATGGCTCCGTATTATCTAAGGAACTTGAAAAGCCAGAACTTATGATACCTCAATTTGTGTCTGTAAACGGCCCTAGTGCTGGTGCTGGATTCTTGGGTGCAGAGTATTCACCGTTTGTTGTAAACAGCGACGGTAGAATTAGAAATCTAAATATGAAAATAGATCAAAGATTTTACCAGAGAGCACAGGCACTAGATATAATAGAAACCAACTTTATAAATAGCAGCAGAGGAGCCTTAGCAAAAGAACACCAGAAAGTTCTACGTAAGACATTTAATGTCTTGACAAGTTCTGAAATGGATGCTATGAAAGTTGAAGGCGAGCCAGAGAACGTTAAAGAAAGATACGGAGACAATAGCTTTGGCAAAGGATGCCTAATGGCTAGACGTTTAGTAGAGGTTGGTGTGCCGTTTATAGAGGTTGGACTAGGCGGTTGGGACAACCATCAAAACATATTCCCAACATTAAGAGATACAAAGTTACCAATGCTAGATCAGGGTATGAGTGCATTAGTAGAGGATTTAGAGCAAAGAGGACTATTGGAGGATACAGCTATCATATGGATGGGCGAATTTAGTAGAACTCCACGTATTAATCAAAACGCTGGTCGAGATCACTGGGCAAGAAGCTGGAGTGTGGTCGTGGGCGGTGCTGGTATGAATGGCGGCATAGCTGTTGGTGCAACTAATAAAGATGGTACACGGGTGGAGACAGAACCTTATTCCTCCCAAGATGTCATGGCCTCAATTTGTAAGGCTCTTGGCATTTCGTTACAAACTACTTACACAAGTAATAGTGGACGACCTATGAAAATAGCTAACTCAGGAAAAGTAATTTCTGAACTATTTTCCTAACAGGTGTCAAAATGAGATTTTTCAAGTGTGCAGCATACGTGCTGTTTGCAGTGAGTTTATGCAATTTAGGTTTTAGTGCTTATATGTTTAGGGAGCTTAAGGAGCCAAACGTAATCATAGCCCCAGACCCGAACAACGGTATAAAGACTTTACAAGATCATTCGATGATGAGAGATACGCAAATACTTCAAGGCATACTAATGATTCATCACGATAGAGATATGCACAAACCCGGAGAGCAAATGCTGTGCCCACTTTGTGATAAAATTAGACAAGACTCAAAACTGGTGAATAAATGAGCTACATAATTGGTGCAGATAAATTTTTGTCTGAACAGATAAAGAATATTAAATATACAGACAAACCCAAGACCGTCAAGGTTTCAGATACGATAACTATTGGTTGGGATGACGTATTGCCAGATCCGCCCCAGAACGACAGTGAGACAACAAAAAGAGAGTTGATATACCTTTCGGAGCTAACAAAGAGCGTTTCCAATTCTCAACTTGATCTAATAAAATTAGTAGACGAAGATCCTAATGCTCTTTTTCACAAGACTCTTAAACATTTGAATATAGAATTTCCAAAGGACATATTCAAAAAGTCTTGGAGACTCATACGTCCAGTGATTATGAACTTAAAACAAATACACAACAGACCTAGACCTTACCAGTTAGCGGATAAGTACGGTCTAAAAATAAAAGTAAGAGATTCAAAAACAGCACAAACACCAGCTTATCCATCTGGCCACACTTCCTACGCAGCTTTATCAGCGTATATATTAGCAGCTAAGTATCCACAGTTCTCAGAGCATTTTTTTGACAAGATTCAAATGGCGGGTATGGCTAGGATGTTAATGGGTGTGCATTACCCGTCCGACAATGAAGCTTCAATGATTATAACCGGAGCTTTATGGGAAGACATTAGATATAGATTATTTCCAGAACTACCAAACTTTTAGGGGAAAGAAATGCCTGACTACATAAAGGAAGCCGATGACGAGTTTTACTTTGAGTCATACGGTTCGGAAGAAGAGCTTACTGCGGATAATTACATCATACCAGAAGAGGAAGATTATATCTCTGCGGACGAAGTTTATTATGAAGAATCCGAAGTAGAAGAGATTGATCTTTCTGTGGCTAAACCGGGACTATGGGAGAATATTCGTAAAAAGAAGGACCGCGAGGGCAAAAACTACAAGCCCGCCAAGAAAGGCGATCCCGATAGGCCAGATCCAGAATCTTGGAAAAAGGCACAAAATAAATATAAGTATAAAGATCCTAAGACGGGACAGGTCTATGAATATGAAAGAAAAGGTATCTACAAGAAAGACGGAAGAACTTTGATTCCTGCTCAAGGTGCAGAATATCAAGGAAGAAAAGTCAAACTGGGGAAACCCTTTAGAACTCCAGATGGCCCAAAGAAATCCTCTGTCTATGTCAAAAACGACAAAGGCAATGTAGTAAAAGTAAACTTTGGCGATCCAAATATGGAGATCAAGAAAGATAGCCCCAAACGAAGAAAGAGCTTTAGGGCTAGACATAATTGCGATAATCCCGGCCCACGCTGGAAGGCAAGATATTGGTCTTGTCGTGCTTGGTAATTTTTTCATTTTTCTATTGACTTTTAGAGGTCTGTAGACTATAATGTAATAGTGTTAGTTATCACCAGTTTGGCGGTTCTGGTCAAAGACCGCCTTTGTATTGAATTTAAGATTGAATAAGGATAGAAAATGGATTGGTTCCCACTGTGTAACCTTACGCACTACTCTCTTCAAAAAGGTTTTTCAAAGCCTAAACAGTTAGCTAAAAAATGTCGCAAAAACTCTTATGCGGCCTGCGGCATAGCTGACTATAAATCCATATCAGGTGCGGTCGCTTTTTACAACGCCTGTATCTCTAACGACGTTAAGCCTATCATAGGCTGTTCTTTTGACGGGTTCTCGCTTTTTGCTAAGAACCATGAAGGCTGGCTTGACTTAATAAAAATAGTCTCCTCTATTGACGCCGAAGGTAATTTCTCTACACCTTCTATGGTTAGTATCTGTGAAAAGGGGAACTTAATTTCGGTATCAAGTAACGAATCCCTATCACCAATAAGAGGTGAAGACTACTATAACAAGACAGAGTCTTTTATGGACACGTACTATGTAGACAGATCTGAGGCGGATCTACATAGGATCATGCTTTGTTCTAAAATGAAGACAACTATGCCTAAAATAAACAAAGCTCTAAACTCTGGAGATCAGATAGAAAACCATGAATTTTTTGAGTGTAATGAATATTTTGTCAGAGACAAGACCGAAATAGGCGAGATCATAATAAACGATAATAAACTTTATCTTTTCCGAGAGATATTCGACAAGTGTGAAAACTATAATATACTCAGCGGACCAATGCTTCCTAGGTTTGGAACCCCCAAAGGAGAAACGCAGAAAGATTATCTAAGACAATTAGCTAGACAGGGGTGGACTGAGCTGTTGGCACACAAGATTAAAGATCCAGATCAAAAGAAAGCGTATGGCGATAGGTTTAGAATGGAGTTTGATGTTATAGAAAAAGCCGACTTGTTTGGCTATTTTCTAATCGTTTGGGACATTATAAATTATTGCAAGAGCCAAGGCTGGATGGTTGGTCCGGGAAGAGGATCTGCCGCCGGATGTCTCATCTCCTACTTGATAGGCATTACTCAGATTGACCCAATTGAATTTGATCTTTTGTTTGAAAGATTTTATAACTCTGGTCGTAATACGGAAGATCACATATCTCTTCCAGATATTGATATTGATGTTCCCGGAGGCAAAAGGGACGAGATAATCTCCTACCTAAAAGACAAATACGGTCAAAGTAATGTCAGTCAGATGCTGACATTTGGTAGACTACAAGGTCGAAGTGCTATAAAAGAAGTATTGCGTGTCAACAGTGCTTGCGGATTTGGCGAGATGAATGAAATAACTAAGTCAATACCAGACGAAGCAGCTATCTCCGACCAACTCGCAGAAATGGACGAAGAAGATAGATCAATCATAAAGTGGGCATTAATAAACAACCCAGAAGAGTTGAGGGACTATTGCTATGTAAATGAAGAAGGACAGTTAAAGGGCGACTACTCGGAATACTTTAGGCAGGCTATAGATATAGAAGGTACATTTAAAACGCAGGGAAAACACGCGGCTGGTGTTGTCATATCTGCAAACCCACTGTTTGAAGTGTGTCCAATGGTCAACCCCAAAAGTGGAACAGAAAAAATAGCCGGTCTCGAAATGGCCGACCTAGAAGCTTTAGGACACGTTAAGTTTGACGTGTTAGGAATTAACTTATTAGATAAACTTATGATGATTAAGGAATTGGTATGAACAGAGACATAATTGTTTTCGACTTTGAGACTGGCGGTAGAAACCCCATGCGATGTCAACCTACTCAGATTGCGGCTATCGCCTTAGACGGCAGAAACTTTAGACTCAAAGGTGAGTTTAACAGTATGATGCGACCTATTATTGATGATGACAAAGCTATCGCTGCTGGCGTAGACCCAATCGAAGAAGGTGCGTTGAAAGTTACCGGACAAACCAGAGCACAGCTAGCTAAAGCACCGCTACCAAAAGGTGTATGGAAAAAGTTCTGTGCCTTTGTTAACAAGTACAACTGGAAAGGAACACCATACTTTGCACCAATTCCAGCAGGCTTTAACATTCTTGGATATGATATGAAAATTGTGGATCGCCTTTGTAAAGAATACGGCCCCTATGATGATAAAAGGCAGTGTCAAAAACTATTTCACCAAATCTATAAGATTGATGTAATGGATGATGTATGGCTATGGACGGAGGGAGATCCCAGCGTCAAGTCAATTAGTATGGACAGCCTAAGAGAACGCATGGGGCTATCATCAGAAAATGCACACGATGCACTTCAGGATGTTAAGGATACGGCTAATATTTTTATTAAGCTACAAAAGTCTAGACGTGCAGTTTACAGAAATATGAAATTTGAGAAAGCGTTTGCTGACGGAAAGTTGTTTGTTTAAGGAATTGTAATGGTAAACTACTTGGATGAAAAGACTTGGGATCTATTTAAAGACGGGAAAACTAAAGGCGTATTTCAGCTTGAAAGCAATCTTGGTAGAAGTTGGTCTAAAAAGTTGGCACCTAAAAACATAGAAGAGCTTGCCGCCTTGATTGCACTGATTAGGCCCGGATGCTTGAAAGCCGTTATCGACGGGAAGTCAATGACCCAAAGATTTGTTGACAGAAAGCACAAGCTTGAAGATGTGACTTACCTACACGAGTCGCTTGAAGATATTCTTAAGCCTACTTATGGTGTTCTTGTTTACCAAGAGCAATCTATGCGTATAGCACAAAAGCTAGCTGGTTTTGACCTGAAAGAGGCCGACGATCTTCGTAAAGCTATCGGTAAGAAAAAGGCAGACTTAATGGCTAAGGTTAAGAAGTCTTTTTTAGAAGGAGCTGCTGACAAAGGTATTGTCACTACAGACGAGGCCGAAGAAATATTTGGATGGATTGAAAAGTCATCTAGGTATTCCTTTAACAAGTCTCACGCTGTGGCTTACGCCGTAGACTCTTTTTGGTCAGCATGGTACAAGGCGAATCACGTTAAGGAATTTTTCCTGTCTTACCTACACCATGCGAGTGAGAAACAAGACCCTCATCAAGAAATTTACGAACTTGTAAACGAAGCGAAGCTTTTTGATATACATGTAAGAATACCAAAGTTAAACTCGTTTTCTACAAAAGTTTCACTAACAGACGATGGAATATGTTTTGGGGTCAAAGATGTCAAGTCTCTCACTGGTGTCACTGGTGATAAGGTAATCTCTGCGATTAATGAAGCGTCAAAAACTTCTAGCAAAGAGCCTGAGAGTTTTAATTGGATGGATGTATTAGTCTACATAGCACCAAACATAAACTCAACAGCATTTAAGTCTTTGGCCTCAATAGGTTTTTTCTCAACAAAAGCCACTAACGTGTCTAGGAATAAGGCCTTGTATGAGTATTTAATCATAAAAGAGTTAACAAAAGCTGAGATGACTTGGTTAGTCAATAATTACCCTAAGAGAAAATGGGGTTCACTACGTGAGTGTTTACTTGAACTTGCACCCACCAAGAAAGAGGGCGGCGGCACATCAAGGCAACAAAGGAGTCAAGTTGTTTTTAACGAAGCTGAGATGCTCAACAATCCGCCCTACGATCTCTCTGATGATCCAGCTTGGATTATTGAACAAGAGACAAAATTTTTGGGTTGTCCAGTTTCTCTTGCAAAGGTTGAGTCTTCCGACACCTCTTCAGCAAACACTAGCTGTGTAGATGTGTTAAACGGGAAGGCGGGAAAAGACATTTGCATAGCAGCAAACATAAACAGGATCAACAATCACAAGGTCAAAAAGGGCAAAACAAAGGGAAAGCTCATGTCGTTCATGACAATAGAAGACTCGACATGCTCCCTAGACAGCGTAATAATCTTCCCAGAAGCCAGAGAAAAATATCAATACGTTTTATACGAAGGTAACAACCTCTTGTTATGCGGAGAAGTTCAAAACGATAATTCTTTTATAGTGAATAAAGTTCACGAAATATAAATAAAATGGTTGTACTTTTGTGGTTTGGATACTACTATGTAAGTATATTGGAGGACAAATGAATAATTGCATGTTTACTGGGTATTTGTATCACGACCCGGAAGTAGAAATAGACGAAGATTCAGGTGCGGAATACTGCGAGTTTACTCTATATATCTATGAGTACTTCAGAAATAAAAGAGGCGAAAAGAAAAGACATTCTACATATCTTCGCTTCAAGGCTTGGGACAGCGGAGCAAGAACCATAGCCAAGTTGGGAAAGAGTGACATGAAGATGACCATAAACGCATCTGCAAGAAACTCATACACAGAAGATGACACCGGAATTATTTTTAGAGTAAATCAATTCGACTTTGGATGTTTGGACAAGGACTAAAATGAGAAAAAAACGCATACTTTTCTGTAGCGAAGCTACATTCTTAAATACTGGATATGCCACCTACACTAGGGAAATTCTAAATTATCTACATGGAACAGGCAAATATGAAATCGCTGAGATGGCCTCGTATGGACAAAGGAACGATCCTCGTGCCAACGATATACCTTGGCAGTATTATGGAGTAGTGCCAAATACGGACTTTGAACCAAAGGCATCTAAAGAGGAAATGGATGCGTATCAAGGTTCTGGTGCTGGCCAATTTGGAGAATGGATTTTTGAGCATGTGTGTCTTGATTTTATACCAGACGTGGTATGCGACATCAGAGACTTTTGGATGCTTGATTTTGCCGAAAGAAGCCCATTCCGGAAATACTTTAAGTGGGCTATTATGCCAACGGTAGATGCTAGGCCACAGGCTAGGCAATGGGTGGCTACATACGCTGGTGCGGACGCTTGTCTAACCTATTCAGACTGGGCCGGAAAAGTGCTCACGGATCAATCCAACGACACCATTAATTATCTCGGATCTGCACCACCCTCCGCACATCCTGCCTACGGAGTAGTAGCGGACAAGAAAGCACACAAGGAATCTTTTGGCATAGACCCAGAGTACAAAATTATAGGAACGGTTATGCGTAATCAAAGACGCAAACTATACCCAGATTTGTTTGAAGCATTTCGCAAGTTTTTAGACAAGTCCGAAGATAAAAAGTATTATCTATATTGCCACACGTCATATCCAGATTTGGGTTGGGACATACCCGAGTTAGTCCAAGAGCACGGGCTTTCTTCACACGTTCTCTTTACCTATATTTGTCCGGAGACTAAAAACGTATTCCCTTCATTATTCAAGGGTGCTGTAGCACAATCACCGTTTACGGGCAAGTGGGGTAGTACCCTTTCAAATGTCAAAAACGGTGCGACGTATGAACAACTATCTTCAATAATAAATCTGTTTGACCTATATACTCAATATGCTAACTGCGAAGGTTTTGGGCTACCATACGTGGAAGCTGCTGCCTGCGGTGTTCCAGTTTGCGGAACAGATTATTCTGCTATGGAAAGTGAGATACGAAAACTAGAAGGATATCCAATCAAACCAGCAGCCCTGTACAAAGAACTTGAAACGGGGTGTTTGAGAGCTGTCCCAGACAATGATTTAGCTGCTCAATACTTCTTAGACTTTTTTGCTAAGAGCGATGAAGAAAGAGCCGCCGAAGGAAAAAGAACGAGAACAAATTTTGAAAAGCATTTTCAGTGGCACATGAGTGGTAAAAAGTGGGAAGACTATTTTGATAGTATTGAATTAGAGCCAATACAGGCAACTTGGGCTTCGCCACCTAAGATCCATAATCCGGCACCAAAACCTGAAGATGTGAACTATACAACGAATACAAACAATCTTGCTAAGTGGCTAATTGTAAATGTATTGGGAGATCCCAGCAAACTAAATACTTGGTTTGAATCTAGAATGACAAGAGACCTACTTTACAGGTCGGCAACAAGCTCTACCGGAGGCATGTACTTCAATGAATCCTCAGCAGCTTTTGATGGAATTAACCACAGGGTTGAGTTCAACTTTGATATCGCTTACGACCAGATGCGTAACCTCTGCATGAGAAACAATAGCTGGGAAGAGAAGAGGGTTCAAGTCATGCGGGAAAGGAGTCTCATAAGATGAAATTACTCTACATAGCACATTATAGAGAATTTGGTGGCTGGTCACAAGCCGCTACAGATCAAATGTTAGCACTGGATAGTGCTGGAGTTGACGTTGTTTGTAGGAACATTACGCTCACCTCTGACAGGGAAGACATTCACCCAAAGATTTTAGAATTTGAAAAGAAAAGTTCTGCCGATTGCGATGTGTGTATCCAGCATGTACTACCACACCACATTGTCGGGACTGGAGGCTTTAAGAAAAACATAGCATTCTTAGAAGCTGAATCTCAAAGCATAAGACACTTGGCTTGGTTTACACAATTACAAGTGGTTGACGAAATATGGGTAGCCAACGAGCATCTTAAAAAGTCATTAATTCAAGATGGGATTGATATACCTGTTAGAGTCATCCATCATGCTACAGACATAAAAAAGTATAAGAAAAAGTACAAGACACCTAATATTCCACAGTTAGACAATACGTTCAAGTTCTACTACGCCGGAGATCTGAACGATAGAAAAAACATGGATTCTATATGCTCCTGTTTTCATAGTGAGTTTGACAAATCTGAAGATGTATCGTTAATATTAAAAGTGAACAAGTTTGGTAGAAGCCCTGAAGATCTACATGTTATTTTAGATCAAACACTGCAAAAGAATAAAGCCGAACTAAGAATCTACGACAATGTTGACAAATACAAGAAAGAAGCAGTTATATCAGTAAAGCTAAGTGAACAAGAATTGCTTGGATTACATCAATATTGCGACTGTTTTTTACTACCATCTCACGGGGAGGCTTGGTCGATACCATCCTTGGACGCAATGGCTTTTGGTAATACTCCAATATGCAGCAACTTTGGCGGACCAGCGGAGTTTATTGACAATGATGATATCTTCACAGGATATTTGGTCGATGGCGTTTTCTCTTGCTGCAAATGTTCTGACTCAGCATTTCCAGACATGTTTACGGGCAGAGAATATTGGTTTACACCGTGTGAGAAAAGTATTAGAGAAGCCATGAGAGCTTACTATGAAAGCTTTAAAAGAGACCCAGTTCGTCACCGTGAAAAAGCCTTAGCTTCTGGCTTAAATGCGGTTGATAAGTTCTCATACGAAAACATAGGAAAGAAAATGATGGAGGTGTTAAATGAGTTTTAAAACCACTGGTGTGATCAACACCGCCCTTTTTCCAAAGAAAGAAAAATATAACATTCTGACGTTTGATACACATGAGAGATATCAAAGCCAGTTATGTAAAACGGGACATAATTTTTATTCGTTTAGATATAACGACTGCAAGAAGTGGGACGAAAGCTACGGTGCAATCCCAGAAAACCATCATATTCTAGCTGAGAACAGCCTACCTTCTGCTATAAACTTTGATTTTATTTTAAGCCAGAGCAAGTTTGGTCAGTTCCAAGTATCTAAAAGTATTCAAAGTAATCTTGACATCCCCTTGGTGTCTTTGGAGCATACCTTACCTCTGCCGCACTGGACAGAAGAACAATTTTCAGGAATGAAGTCTATGGTGGGCGACCTAAACGTTTTTATCTCTGAGTACTCTGTTAGCAAATGGCGTATACCCGCCAACACTGAAGTTATTCATCACTCAGTGGATACGGAAACATTTAAGCATACAGAAGAAGAAAAGACTGTGGATATCTTAAGTGTTGTCAACGAATTTGCCACTAGGGATTATTGCTGTAATTTTAGTGGTTGGCAACGTATTGTAAAGAACTTTTCAGATAAAGAGGTAGACGTAGTAGGCAAGGATAGCGAACAAATTCCGGGGGTCAGGGGTGGAACAGCAAACGGTATAGAGGACTTAGTTTCTAGATACAATGGTTGCAAGGTCTTTTTAAACACTTCGACAATCAGTCCGGTTCCAACCTCTCTTTTAGAGGCTATGGCTTGTGGGTGTGCGGTTGTAACTACTGCAACGTGTATGATACCTGAAATTATGGAGGATGGCGTGAATGGATTCTGCTCAAACGATGAGAAAGAGTTGGCGGCATCAATACAAAAACTGTTGGAAGACGACGACCTAAGAAAAACAATGGGTCAGAGAGCTAGAGAAACAGTACTGAAAAAGTTTTCGGAAGAAAAATTTATTAACAATTGGAATAGAATATTCGATATGGCTTACGGAGGTAGGAAATGAAAGTTCAAATCGCTAAAGTAGGCGAAGAAACGGTCGGAGGATACAAACACATTGTTTGCTCTGACAATTACATTAATTTTATGGAAGTGTCTGATAATGAGTGTACAGAGATTGTAGCGTCTGAAGTCTTAGATCTATTTGATATAGATAAAGTAAAAGACTGTTTGGTCGCTATAGTTGGCAAACTTAGGTTAGGCGGAACACTGTCTGTCGGAGGTACAGATATTAGACTATTTTCTAGACTTGTTATGAATAACATGATTAGCGAAGAAGAAGCCTCACAGATTATAAAAAAATCAAACTCGATGCCCCAATCTTCATTAGTGACCGAGATTCTTGCGTCTCTAGGTTTGAATATTGTAACTGTTAATCTATCGGGCATTCATTTTGAAGTAGTTGCAAGAAGAGGTTAGTATGCAACAAAAAGTAATAATGAATTGTTCAAAGTGTTGTTTTGCACAATGCACCCCACCGTCTAGCGGTGGGCCGTTTGGTATTTGGCAAGACGGCTGCAAAGCAAACAGGTTGGAAAAATTTTTACAAAGAAAAGAAGCGAGCATTCCCGAAAGGTTGGTACTTGATTTTGAAGAGAATAATCAGTACTACCAACTAACACGGTTTTGTAATATGAATAGGGATTACAATTGGTACAAGTCCAAGGAGGGATCACCAGATGAAATATTAGGAATTGCAAAGAAAGAGTCAGACGTTAATTTTGGTATACTAATTGATATTGATAATCAGTCGGAACAAGAATTAAAAAACACGGTCAATTCTATAAAAGAAATTGACTATGCTTCAGACAAAATAACATGTGTTATATCCGTTTTAGAAAAAAATCTTCATACTCAAATATACGCCAACTTAGTGGAAGAGCTAAAGTCAGAGGGCGTTAACTGTAAACTAGTAATACATTTCACAAAGGCTCAATCCATTATAGATACAGATTCTATCACGCCAATAATGGATGCTAGAAGTGGATACGTTTGCAAGGTTGTAGCAGGGAAGTTATTTGATAGTAATGTATTTTCTAAAGTGAACACATGTATTAATGAGGATCTTGAGCAAATTACAGTGTTTGATTCAAACGACAACATTCTTATAAACAGAAATGTTATCAATGGTCTCTATATGGAATACCAAGATTATAACTTAATGATTAATGGTGTGCTCGATCTCTCCAAAGAGCAGAATAATTATAAGAAAATATGAGACAAAGAAGTAGACATATAACAAGTGCTGTTGGTCCAGAGGCGAACATTGACTATCCAGATAGGTTTATTTCTATCGTTTTGTTCAGTGAAAATCATGGATACAGAATGAAATCCTACGGACCTATATCACTGATGAAGATCCACGGGCGAACGCTAATACAAAGACAAGTAGATGCTATAAAGGCTTCGTTTAAGAACTTTGAGATAGTATTATGTGCAGGTTTCGAGACTGAAAAGACTGTAAATTTTGTCAAGAGAAACTTTGCGGATATTAATATAAGAGTGGTGGAAAATCAAATCCACTTCAACTCTAATGACTGTGAGAGTGCTAGACTCTGTCTACACAATATCAATAACGACAAGATATTATTTTGTAATGGATCTTTACTTCTCACTCCAGAGATTCTATCTTCTATGACCTACGAAAAATCGACAGTTTTGTCGCAAAAGCAAGACGAGTTTAAGAGTTTTGACATTGGTGTAATAGGCAATGATGAAATATTAGAGAGTCTATCTGTGGGCGTAAAAGAAAGAGTCTGGAGCGAAATAATGTTTCTGCAAAATAGAAAAGCTATTAATAGTCTATACGCTACCGTGTCAAATCCGGAATTTAAAAACAGATTTCTGTTTGAAGCGGTGAACGTAGTATTAAGAGATAACAGATTCTTGATAAGCGACTGCGGTGATTCCGGAATTCTAAAAATACAAAACATAAAGACACTTAAAAGGATGATGAATATATGAAAACCCTATTTCAAAATTACTGCTCCGTATTATCCACTGAAGCGATGTATATGCAAAGATGTTTGCAGGAGGTAGCTCAAGAGTCTCACATGTGGTCAGAACAAAACCAAAGTGTGTTTGACACCTTTGACATGGTTAATCCAGAAGTTTTTATTACGCATTTTAGGTTCTTATCTCAAGACGCCCTAAAATATCTAGCTGCAAGCAAGAAGACAGACCTAGTGTTGAATGTTACAGGTGCTAGCGATCAGGATGTAGAGCAGATACAGGAAATTGTCAAACAAGCCGACATAAACATGCCGCTTATGTTTACAAATCTCTACGACAGCACTAATAACCTACAAAAAACAAGGAGAGATGTCAAGGGTATCTATCCAGCCGCAGACGTGTTCATACCTAATTTAGCAACACCTCCCTATAAGTTAGATACTTGCTTCTTCGCTTTGGATAATAACGAGCTTCTTAAGGATTTAAGAAAAGACGAAAAGGGTGATTACCACGTAGTGTCGTTCAATCCTAATCATCCTGAAGACAATTATTGCGACATGACGCTGGATGTAACGTCAGCAGTAACCTTTTATGACAAGTATAAAAAATCGTATCTAGTAGGAGACATTAATTTTGTTTCATCCCAAATCTTATTTGATTCGATTCTTAAATCAGACTCCGTAAAAATTAAGGTTCCAGATCAACAGCAAAAGATGCTAGACAGTATCTTTGGAACACTCTTCAAGGAATCCGAAGGGGCAGATATGACATCAATAATAAAGGGTCAAGTCAAAAGTAGACATAACTGTTTTAGAAGAACCGCTAGATTAGCAAGACTGCTAAAAAACAACGAACTATCCTCTAAACTTGAAAGGAAAAGTGACAACCTATGAAAACAATAGTAACTGGAGGTTGCGGGTTTATAGGGTCTAACATCGTAGATAGACTAATTAAAGATGGTCACGAGGTAATCGTTATAGACGATGAGTCGGCAGATGCTCATGACCAATTTTACTACAACGACAAAGCCGAATATAACTTACTATCTGTTCAAGATCACTACGATATCATTGATAAGTTTGAAGGAGTAGATTTTGTATTTCATTTGGCGGCAGAGTCTAGAATACAACCCTGTATTCAAAACCCGTTAATGGCCAGTCTTTCTAACGTAGTAGGAACTTGTAGCGTTCTTCAGGCCGCTAGAGAGCATGGTGTCAAGAGAGTTGTTTATTCTTCAACATCGGCGGCTTACGGTGTTAAAAATCCTACACCACTAAAAGAGGACATGCCAAACGACTGCTTAAACGCTTACTCAACCAGTAAGGTTGCGGGGGAAGATTTGTGCAAGATGTTTTTCAGGTTGTATGGATTAGAAACCGTTACGCTAAGGTACTTTAATGTTTACGGAGAAAGACAACCAACTAAAGGTCAGTACGCACCAGTTATAGGTTTGTTTCAAAGGCAACATGCGGCGGGTGAACCTCTGACCGTTGTAGGAGATGGACTCCAAACTAGAGATTTTACCCATGTTTCAGATGTCGTCGAGGCCAACATGAAGGCAGCATTTTGCGACAACAGTAAAGCTCTTGGAGAAACATTTAATGTAGGAACCGGTGTGAACTTTAGTGTTATGGATATTGTCAAGATGGTGGACAAGGAAGAGTTTTACATAAACTTACCGCAAAGACTTGGTGAGGCAAGAGACACTAAAGCTGACAACTCAAAAGCTAAAGACATATTGGGATGGGAACCTAAAGTTAAATTGGAGGATTGGTTAAATGAATCTACTAGTACAATTTCCAACGCTAGCGAGAGCTGATAAGTTTCTTAAAGTATTAGATAGCTACGTAACAACATGCAGCACATGGAACAAAATATTTTTTAATATAAACTGTGATTCCGAAGACGAGACTATGACCGATCCTTATGTGCAGGAGCGGATAAAATACATACTGAATAAACGCCATGAGGTAGATGGTGTAATAAACTACGATCAAGGCACAGACAAGATAAGTGCTATAAATTCAAACATTGAAGGTAAGTCCTTTGATATTGTTATTTGTGCTTCTGATGATATGGTTCCTAAAGTTTATAGTTGGGATCAAAAAATAGCAACAGCCATGAAAGAACATTTTCCTGATTTAGACGGTTGTGTTCATTTTAATGATGGAAACACTGATGGGAATCTTATTACTTTTTCTATTCTTGGTAGAAAGTTGTATGAGCACTTTGGCTATGTTTATCACCCGGACTATAAAAGTCTGTACTGCGATGACGAGTTCACTCAGGTAGTACGAAGTATGGGTAAAGAGAAGTTTATAGATCAAGTGATTATTAGTCACGAACACTATAGCGTCGAGGGTACAGAAAATCACGGCGACTTGGATTATGCAGCATCGAAGACACTCCACTATTCAGGTAGAGACCAATTAGTTTTTAATAAAAGGAAAGAACTGGGATTCCCAAAAGAGAGAATAACAAATGACTGAAGTAATAGAAGGAATGTACACGGATGATCACGACCAAACTAATTACAAGTTGTTGGTAAACAATGAGATTGTTTCTCTTGGCGACATAGTGATAGACGTAGGTGCTTGCAATGGAACTTACGTTCACATGTTTCATCAACTACTTGGTGCGACCGGCGAGATACACGCCATAGAAATCATGCCACAAAACTTTGAATTTCTAGAGTTAATGTTTGGACATCTTAAAAACGTATTTTTTTACAATGTGGCGGCGTCTGACAAAGAGGGGACTGAACCGGTTTACATACAGGGTGATTTTGGCGAGGGAAATCCTGAGACATGCGGTATAGTCAACACTGGAGGGACGCACGTCGGAGATGTAAGCTCTGCGAAGTTAGACACAATGTTCGCAAACAAGTCCGAAATATCTCTAATCAAAATAGATGTCGAAGGTGCAGAACTAAAAGTGTTAAGAGGTATGAAAGAGTTACTAAAAAGAACGAAGACGGTTTTAATTGAGTGCCATTTTGATGAAGATTGGGATGAAATTAAAAAGATTTTGATTGAAGAAAACGGATTCAAATGCTATAATATAGCTAAGAGAGAACAAATTATTAATTCTAGCCCCAGAGCGTATCAATGCTTGTGCGTTAGAGACAAGGAATAAGGGAGAGATAGTTGGATATTAAACAGATTCAAAAAGTTAATAGAGAAACACTGCAAACGGTAGAATCGTTTGTCAACGACGAAGATTATTATGGAAGTCCCGACAACTATGGGTTGCCAAATCAAGTATATCACCTGATAGACCTACCCATAAATGAAGAGATAACGTATGTTGATCTCATAATGTTTCTCCAAACGCACTTTAAAAAAGATAAAGTCAGATATGTTGAGATAGGAGTCTCTGTACTTAAAACATTCTATCAGGTTTCACAATTTTTATCTGACTCGGATTTGTATGCTTTTGATATAAACAAGCCAAACCCTAAAATTACAAGTAAATTTGAAGGCGTAAGCGATGACGGCCAACTGAGCCGCTATAAAACTAAGGATAACAATGTTTTCTACTTTCAGGGTGATGTATTCAAAAAAGAAGACTTTGAAAAGTTTAGGGATCATGTAGATTCTAAGGTTAATATAGTATTTTCAGACGCACATCATACTGGACTAGGCCTAGCATCTGAGTATAGCAACTTTATCCAAGATTTTTTAGATGACGACTTTATACTTTACTATGACGACTTGGGTAATGAAGCTATGCGTTATGTGTTTCTAGATATAGCGACAGACATTCATAGAAAAAGACCAGATACTACGTCTGCACTTCTAGAAGTAAATGGTTGGCTTGGACAGCATGAACATGCACACCTCAACGGTATCATTACATCGCTGAACATAGGTCAAATACTATCGGATAACAACCTATCTATCCCAAGGCAGATATTGCGATAATCATGAGAAAAATATTAATAAACTATGCAGACAAGAAATTCTTTAAGTCGCAGCTTGAAAACTGTGAAAGTGCTACATCTATAGCGGGCTTTGACGAAACAATTCCATACGGGATTGACATGGTTAATGAAGACTTTATTAACGATAACAACGAGATAATGTCATCGGAGAGGGGTGCTGGATATTGGCTCTGGAAACCATATATTATAAACGAGCAATTTAATCTTCATAATGAAGGTGACATTGTAATGTACTCCGACTCCGGTGCTGTTTTTGCAAGACATATGCAACCTTTGTTTAACACGATTACAGAAGAGCCTTTGGGAATCATTGCCTTTTCTCTAGCTGGCGGTCATTTTGAGCGTCAATACAATCGCAAAAGGGTTATTGAGTCATTTGATCTTGACACCGAGACGATCAGTAGAACGCCGCAGCTTATGGCTAGCTTCATCATGTTCAGAATCTGTAAAGAGTCTAGAAAGATTGTCGAATACTGGCTAAATAAATGTGTGCAGCCAGACTTGATAATGGATAATCCCACAAGAGATCCTGACGAATTTCCTGAATTTATTGACCATCGCCACGATCAAGCTCTCTGGAGTCTAACCGCTAAAAAATTTGGGCTGTCAGTATACAGAGACCCCACACAGTGGGGTTTGCATCACGGAGAAAGCGAAGCTAGAGACTTCTTTATCAATCATCACAGGAGCAAAGCGTAATGCCTAAAGATCCTAATAACATTAGACTCAGTATACTGTCCTTGACAATCCCCTCTAGGATTGAGCCGTTCAGGGTTCAGTCACAAAAAATCCTAAAGCAGATTGGTGCTCGTGAAGACGTAGAGCTTATCTCTCTTATGGATAATAAGTCTATGCACATATATGAAAAAAGAAATCATCTTATTGATATCGCTAGAGGCGACTTTATCGCCTTCCTCGACGATGATGATGACGTTTCGGATGATTACGTTTATGTAATTCTAAATACTATCAATAAAAATCCTGATACAGATGTCATATGCTTTAATCAAAAATGCAACATAGCGGGCAGGCATTGCAATGTTATTACAGATGTCAACAATCC